AAACCATCGTCTGCGAACTGGTCATACTTGGATGTCTTACCCTTACCACGTACATACTTCTCCTTGAGAAATGCATATGTGACGTTCTTATCAGGAAACAGTGCTTGAAGTGATTGCTTGAAGAGTATAGCATCGTTCAATTCAGATGTATATGAATTGGTATTATTAAACGATGCACCTTTACTGTTGATGCCTATGACATTATCCCCATCAATGATGAGTATGTCCTGTTTATGTTTCTTACGTGAATTCTTCTTCACGAGTGGTACAGGATAGTCTTCATGTACCTCTTGATGTTTACCACTTGCCTTGATGTGAAGGTACAGTTGGTGTTGTAATATCGTGCCACCACATATATTCATCTTGCGATGGGCATCTACTGCTAGTGCTTTGAGCAGTTCGTAATCAGTTTTCATAGGTCTGAGTTTCATGCTTCTATCCTATCATACTCAATTAGATTCTGCAACGTTGCATTGTTCACTCGATGAAGTGTCATGTCATCCTCATAGTTAGTGACATACATGTGCGATACTTGTGCTGCATCATGGTTCTTATTCTTACCGAACCTCTGTGCATATCCAAATGGCTTTAACATGATATGATACTCACTCAATGCATCACGATAGAACTTGTTGTCACTGTGTATGAACATCCACTTTGCCTTGGTACTCTTCATACATGATACTAAACGTTCATGTAATGTGTCATTGCCATGTGCATATCCAAGTCTGTCTAGGTATGGTGGGTCTATGAATATGAAGTCATCCTCACCTGCCATATCAAATATGGGTTCAAAGTCTCCATGGTATATGCTACTACCTGATTGATGTAGGAACTTCATATGATTCCAATCAAGGTTACATGAGAACTTCTTGTAGTGACCAAAAGGTACATTGAACTTACCTGCCTTGTTGTATCTCTCCATACCACTGAAGCATAACTGTCTCACTGTGATATATGATATTGCCCATGTGTATGGATCACGTGATCCAGTATTGATATGGTCTCTTGCTTTATAGTATTCAACACTGAGGTCATCATGCTCTAGTGTCTTCAACCAATTGACATGTGCAAATATGTCATTGAATGATTGTGGATGTGATACTTGTCGATACATGTTGATCAATGCATCGTTCATATCATTTAATATGCATCGGTGTCCCAATGCAAAAGACACTGCTGCTCCACCTGCAAAAGGTTCGAGTACAGTGTCATATGTTTTTGGTAATAATGATTTGATGAGTGGTAACTCTCTAGTCTTACCGCCTTGGTACTTAACGATTGGTTTCACGTTTACGAAGTCGTTCTACTAAATTACGTGCAGATTGTTCATTTCTGCATACCTTAATTATAGCACCATTATGGATTATTGACAACTTCTTACCACCACTAGGTATTGCATAGTAACCGTCCTCGGTCGCAAAACCATACTTGGTGTCCTTATAAAATCTCGCTATTGCTTTTAACTCTCGTTCTTCTGGTGTTTGTGCCATGGGTGTTCATAATGATTGTTTTCAATTTTGGATATAGTAAGACTAGCACCCTTAAAACTATTCATTCTCTTTATATTACCGAATGATAGTTCTATGTCCTTGTCTGTCCATCCTAGTTCTTTGACAAACTCTCTCTTGATGAATATGTGCAGTTCTCCCTCCACATATTTAAAATCGAAATACTTTTGTATGTCAGGATCCATGTTGCAATTTTTTACCCTCCCTATGTATAAGGTTGCCAGATATTACCACACGATCATGGTCACATGTGTGTGGACTTACATAGTGCATTGTATCTGCATCAAATACATGCAAGTTGCCTACCTTAGGATATAATACTTGAGGTGGCCACCATAAATGTTTTATGTTTGGGAACGTAAGAGGACTGCAGTTAGTACAGGCATCCAGATACCACACAAAAGACCAATCAAAATCAGTATGGTTGTGAGTTTCTGAATAGTCGCCCAGTCCATATGATGCGACCCAAAGATCTTGGACTTCGTGGTTCGGGTAGAGGACATTTAATTGATTGCAAAGGTCAGGGAAATACTCAGATACATTCCAATCGGTCAGATTTGCCTTGACAGGTGCATCTGATCTACGATACCAATCGAGTTGTTCTAGTATCTCATCTGTATTTACTGGTGGTTTAACGTAAAACGTCTCAATTCTTAAGTTTTGCTTCATATTTCCTATAGGAATTATACAGTTCCTTCTCTGTCCCATACGCTTCTATCTCCCATGGTTCATCCATGTAGGCAGTTTCTGGTGGTATGACCTCACCATGCCACTTGTTGACACTACGACATAAACGTGCATCGTATCTCACTGTGTGAGTACCACGAACTCGTTGTTCAAAGTGTACTAACTCATGGAATAGTGTGGTAAGGTACTGTTCTTTGTTATCAAGACGGTTCTCCATCTCAATCTCAAAGTATCTAGGTTTTGATGGTGCACCTACAGTAATACACGCACCATCATCCTCAGGCCACAACCGCTTATCAATTACATGGATAAACGTGTTGAAGCGATTGAGTTTACGATGTTGTATGAACCACTCGATTGCAGCACGAGTGATCCGCTTGCGATTGCGATACCCGCCAAACGTAACATAACAAGACATACCTGAGTTCCCCAATGTAGAAAGTTGATGAATGAGAAAATGAATAGGAGTTTCTCTGCTCCTGTTAGTTCTTTAGCGTTCATTTAATAATATCTCTAGTTTAGCATAGGTAGCACCTCTACCTTCTGTCTTTGTGTCATTCTGCATAAGTGACTGGAAATACCTTAGTTCACTCTTTGAAAATGGTGATTCGTATCTCTTTGACATAGTTAAATGCTCTGGTGTGATGATTACTTCCATAGTATAGCAGGTAATTGGGATGGAATGCTATCTATTCGGTCAGTTTGTAAACTGGCATAGTCCTCGTTCAATTCGCATCCAATATAGTTACGATTGTGTTTCTTAGCAAGCATTGCTGTGGTTCCTGATCCCATAAATGGATCGAGAACTATATCATTCTCCTCTGAACCTGCTAATATGCATGGTTCAATGAGGTCAGGTGGAAACACTGCAAAGTGTGCTCCCTTATATGGTTTATTGGTTACTGTCCAAACAGATCGCTTATTCTTCCTGTCATAAGACTTGGATAAACCACTATGAGGAGCCAAGCCAGTACCAGGATTATGGTACTTACCGTTCGTGCGGTCTCTTGTTCCCCAGTCTTGCTTGACTGGCTCTTTAATTGCTTCATTGTCATACTTGTACTTCCTACTCTTGCTTAATAAAAAAATGTATTCATGTGCTTTAGTGCACCTGTCCTTTACTGATTCTGGCATAGGATTTGGTTTATGCCATATAATATCCTGTCTAAGATACCATCCGTCTGCACGCAATGCGAATGCTAACATCCATGGTATACCTATCAAGTCTTTCTGTTTCAATCCTTGCAGTTTGTTACCACGTACAGGAGAGAAATTAGGTAAGTCTTGATTGGTCTTAGATACTGTCTGTTTAGGATAGTTACAATCTGAACTGTAATTATAATATGTGTCTCCTATGTTTAACCATAGTGTACCATCATCAGTGAGTACATCACGTACTGATCTGAATACATCAACCAACTGTTCAATGTATTCTTCTGGTGTCTGCTCCATACCTATTTGTTTATCCTCATCACCATAGTTCCTTAGACCATAGTAAGGTGGACTAGTGACACACATACGTGCCTTGACATCAATAGTCTTTAATGTCTCTCGACAGTCTCCAAATAATATTTTATTCATAACCAATTCGGTTTGCGGGATGGGTCACGAAGATAATTAGATGCAACCCAAGGTTTGCTGCTAATGTAATTCTTGTAAGCAGTAAAAGTGTCAATGCTTGTGTCATATTTAAACTCATCGGGCATTGCTCGTGTGAAGGATGTGGGTGGTGGGCAGGATGGAAACATAATATCAGCACACTCAATAGTATGTTGACAACTATGAACCTTGTTGTACCTGTGTGTATATTCTGCACACAATGCAAGACCATGTTCTATTAACCAATAGAAGTTAGTCTGTGCCCAGATAGTACAAGGATGATTACGGAATGCACCTTTGTCTGTCTTGTATGGTGTGCCATCTAGTTTTGGTAGTGTGCCAAAACCATGACCCCACTTCTCTGATGCAACAATAGATAACATTTGACATGTCTCTAGTGGCATCTTGACAATGTGCTTGTCAGGTAAGCACTGTGCGGAAACTATGGGGTCAGAATCAGTTACGAATATGTTCATAAGATGGTCTGGTGTGGTGGTCGTTCCAATGACGGATGTTACCACCAATAATAAAACAGTTAGTTACTACTAATTGTAGCATAATCAGAGATCTTATGCAACAGATGATGTCATCATATTCTTTTGTTGTCTCATCTTGAAAAGAACCGAGTGCATATTTCCATATTTTCCATAGTTTCCTCATCTCTTTCTGTTCTTCCGCTTCTTCTTGGTAGGTTTGAACACACCAAGTGAATTTAGGAGGAACATTGTCACAACTGTCCAAAATATTATATACCAAGCATTCATTCTTCCGTGTCCTCCGCTTTAAATACTAATAGTTCATCACCACTCTGCACATCTTTCATTTCTGGATGCACTGTTCTACGTGGTTTCTTCACATCTTCAAGGAGTGATCCTGTCATTCTCCACATAAATGCAAATGTTGCACCAACAACTGACGCAAACATAATACCAAATATGAATACGGTTACATCATTCATAGGTCTTCTAGTCTAGGTTCTACCCAATGATCTGTATTGTCAATACCTGCTGCTTTAACATAACGCATGATGTGATCATCTATCTGATGATATATGGGATGTAAATCTAAATCCATATTAATATCATGTGCTATCTGTGCCACTTGTGCTTCAGTTAAGCAATGGTCTGGATGCAACAAATCACAGGTTGGAATCCTGTGTTCTATTAATTCATTAAGATTAAGTCTAATTTCGTAGTCTCTATATACTGGCATGTTTCTACTGTGCTAGAAGGGGTCAGAGACCCCTTGTGGGGTCTTAAACGTACTTGGTAGGTAATGTTGATCTGTCGTAAAGATAACCACCTGACCATGTGCAGTTGATTGGATTAAGGATATACTCTCTATCCTTGATTATTCTTAAGTCCCATCTTACTGGATACTTACCTGTTTTTGTTGGTGCATTATAACCTGCAGGCATATACACCTCACCTGTCTTCTTATCTATAAATGCATGAACACTGCTGTCTCTGTACTGTGTCTCGTGTCTGCCAAACTCTTGCATAACGATCTTGATGTACTTACGTCCTGTGTATGCAACAAATCTGTTTAGGTTAGCAGTACCAAACGCAATCTTGTCTAGTTGCTCCTCATGATACTCAGCAAATGATCTCTCATCTGCTAGTTCTCTCTCATGATGTCTAATTGCTTGATGCTTGAAGTTTAAATCTAATGCTTTGCATAGATCGTTAGCCCAACCTTGTACTCTTTCTTCGAGTGTTGCAGGTGCGGTTGCTACTGTCATGTGTCTCCTATTTGTGTATGTACTTATTATAGTACATATACTGCGTATATGCAAGCTATTGTGACACTAATTTAATCGTCCCAATCATCATCCCAATCTAATTCTTCTACACCATCACCCCACATATTTTCATAACAATCCGCATCTTCCTCATCCCATATATTAAGATGATGGTTTAAAGTGTTTGTACCTTGCAAAGATTTGAATGCAATGGTAGAATCACCCTCATTCATGCAGAACCCACGCTTCAACCACTCTGTCAATTCATGTTCTGGGTATGCATCTATCATCATAGTGACTAACTCCTCAAACTTATCACGTTGTAAGAGCTTATATTCATTCCATGGTAGACCTACATTCTCTTGCCAACAGGGTATATACCCATCACGGAGCTCCATCATCGTTCAAACACCTCAATTTTACCCTCAATATA